ACGGGGATAACGGCCGCCCTGAAAGCTCCGGCGGCAGGCCGGGAGACGGTTGACCTGGAGCGGATTCGCCCGGGGATGAGTGCCGAGGAAATGCAGCGGGTACGAGAGGAAATCGTGCGCGTGGCGTCACAGACCCTGAAGGGGCTGTGAAGGTAATCGACAAAGAACCTTTTAAGGGAGAGAAAGAATGGGAGCTATAACTTCGAGTAACGTCGCGAACGCGATTGTCAAGCTGGTGGCGGCCGATGCGTTGCCGGTGCTGGTAGGGAACCTCGTGATGGGGAACCTGGTGAATCGCGACTATGAACCTGTGCTGGCGCAGGCCGGCGACACAGTGAACGTACCGATTCCACCGACGATGGTGGCGAACAACATCGCCGAGGGTGGAACGGTGCAGACCCAGAATCCGAGTCTCGGGAACGCGCAGATCGTGCTGAACACGCACGCGGAAGCGACATTCCAGATTCCGGACATCACCAAGGTACTGGCGGTTCCGGACCTTCTGAAGATCTACATGGAGCCCGCGGTGGCGGCTATCGCACAAAAGATCGAAAGCGATCTCATGGGCCTGTATGCGGGTTTCACGGCGAACAGTCCGGTGGGTACGGCCGGCACTCCGATCACGGAAGCGACGATCGACGCGGCGGAGACGGCGTTGTTTTTGGCGAAGGTGCCGCCGAGCGAGCAGAAGTTCATGGTGGTGGACGCGGCTACCTACTCGGCATGGCGCCAGATTCCGCGATTCAGCGAATTTCAGACGGCTGGTGACGCAGGTCTTCGGTCGTTGATTGACGGCAGCGTGGGAAAGATCAAAGACTTCTTCGTGTTCCGGTCGCAGTTTGTGCAGAAGACCGGCGGCACACCGGTAACGACGCACAATATGGCGTTTACCAAGAGCGCTCTCGGCCTGGTAGTTCGCCGGCTGCCGCAACCGCTGCCGGGAACGGGCGCGATCGCCGAGTATGCGGAACTGGGCAATTTCGGGATGCGGGTAATCATGAGCTACCAGCCGAACACGCTGGCCCAGCAGTTCACGGTGGATGTACTGTACGGCTGCGGAGTGCTGCGGAACTCTTCGGGCGTCCAGGTGAACACCTAGGATGGCGACTCGGCATCCTGCCTCGTGAGGGGCGGGATGCCGGGCTGGCGGGATGTCATCCCGCCGCAGGCTGCCAGCCTGCCGCACATGGCATCGACGTAGCGTCAAACAGTCAGAAAGGAAGGCAAATGGATTTACAGGTGTATTACCAGAAGATTCGCGACATGGAGACAAAGATCGCGGATGAGTTTCCGCTGGTGGTGAGTATAGCGACGGCGGATGGAGGCAAGGGTGGGACCAAGACGGAGGTGGCGCGCCGGCTAGCTGCCAAGTTGCTTGTTGAGGGCATAGTCCGCCTGGCGTCGAAAGACGAGTTAAAAGCCTACCGCGAGGGAATGGCTGAGGCGCAGCGACTTGCCGAGGCGACAGCGGCGGCGGCAAAGCTCCAATTGACGGTGTTGTCGAGTGTGGAGCTTGACCGGCTGCGGACTGCCGCACGGGGTTCCAAGGACTAGGCGGCATACGATGGCTTTGTTCACGGACGGCGCGGTTGCGAGCATCGAAGATCTAAAGGGACACGACACGCAGCTACTGAATGTCGCCACGATCGAGGACATCGACGTGACGCGGAAGCTGGCACTGGCACATGAAGAAATCTCCATAGAGCTGGCAGGGCTGCTGGAGCAGGCGATGCAATCGGGGCAACTGACTGCGCCGCCGTCGATTGACCAGATCGTGGTGACAATGCCGCTCAAGCTCTGGCACATTTTCCGGACGCTGGAGATGGTCTACCGGGACGCATTCAACAGTCAACTGAACGACCGGTATGGGGGTAAGCGCGACGAATATCACGACCTGGCAAAGTGGGCCTACGGCCGTCTGATACAGGATGGGCTGGGCATGGCCACAAACCCGGTAAAGCAGGCGACAACACCGGAGCCGTGGCCATCAGCGGGCAGCATCACCGACGGCGCCTATTATGTTGCCATCGCGTGGACGAATGCGGCGGGCGATGAGGGAGCGGCTTCGACACCAGCAATGATCCAGGTATCCGGCAGTTCCTTCGCCGTACAGACGAAGTCGCCGGCTGATGTTGCGGGATGGAACGTCTACTGTGGCACCAGTCCATCGACAATGACGATCCAGAATGGACCGGCCTTGATACCCGGACAGGTCTGGATCCAATCGGAGGCAGTGTCTACGGCGGGGCGTTTGGCTGGTAATGGACAGATGGCCACTTACCGGCTGCAAGTGCCGCGAATGATACAGAGGGGCTGATGATCAACAAAATCGGAAGCGCGGCGACGTCGAAGGTACTGCAACGCATCACGGGCCCGGGCGGAGTAAATGCGGGCTTGGGTGCGCTGACACAAGGGGAGCGGGAGTTTGCGGGGCTGATTGACAGCTCACAGGTGCGCATACAGAACGTGGCGGCCGAGATGGCGGAGCGGGCTCTGGGAGTGAAGTACCCGGCAGTGAACGTGTACTGCGAAAAGATCGTGAACGATCTACGGGAGAAGTTCCGCGCCTTCTCGGGGCGAGTGCAGATGGCGATCGAGCTACGGCAATCGCAAGACCGCCTGGAGGGAATTCAGGACCGTCTGGAGCTCTATGTGGACGCGACCATGCAGATGTTGAATGGAAGCCGCGGCGATTGGGGCGACGGCATGTTCTTCGGCGGCGGATACGAAGTGGCGTACGGCCCGGTCAAACAGGGCGGGAAGAATTTCATGCAGGTGGCAAAGGTCACTTTCGAGATCGGAGTAAACAGGAATTAGTATGTCTTCATATATCTCCTCCAACGCAAATCGATTCTACACGGTGTTGGAGGGTTCGTACGGGAGAGTGGAATCGATCACGGCTGCCAACCGAATTCCGGCGGTCAAGCTCGGAATCCAACAGAAAGTGGAGACGGGAACGCGGCGCGACAAGACGGGTAGCCGTACGTTCGCAGGTGTGCCGGCCGGGGTAAGGCGACGCACGACGTTCGACCTACAGACATACTTGACCAGTTGGGACAAGACGACCGCAGGTCCCGGCTACGGTCCGCTATTCGAAGCGGCCATGGGCAGCAGTCCCCTTAGGTTTGGAGGGGGAACGGTAGCGTCGAGTACGACAACGGGACGGTTGGGGTTCGGAGGGCCGCACGGACTGACAGCGGGCCAAGCTGTCTGCTCCGGCGGCGAGATCCGGTTCGTAGCGGCAATTGTAGACGCGCAGACAGTGCAACTCAATGCGCCATTTCTGACGCTGCCTGGGGCGGGAGCGTCGATCGGTGCGACGGTCACGTACGCTCCAGCAACGGAATTAAAGAGCGTGAGCATCTTCGATTATTGGAGTCCAACGACAGCGGTGCAGCGGGTACTTTACGGAACCGGCGTGGATCAAATGGAGATTCTGGTGAACGGGGATTATCACGAATTCCATTTCAGCGGCATGGCGAAGGACGTAATAGACAGCTCCAGCTTCGAGACCGGCGCGGCGCAGTTAACAACGTTTCCGGCGGAGCCGGCGTTGACCGCATTCGATTATTCGATTGTGCCGGGGCACCTGGGGCAGGCATGGCTGGGGACGGGGCCATCGCGATTCTGTACGATCACGAAGGCGACGATCGCGATAAAGAATTCACTAGACACGAGGGACCGGGAATTCGGGCCGTGCGGGGCGCGGGCCATCTCACCGGGGCAGCGGATCGTGACGGCGGCATTCGACCTCTATACGCGGGATGACGATGCTACGAACGAGTTGTACCAGGCAGCGCGTCAGCAATCGCCCATCAGCGTCATGTTTCAACTGGGCGAGACCGACGGGCAGTTGATGGGCGTGTATCTGAAGAGCGTTGTTCCGGAGGTACCGGAGTTCGACGATGGCGAAAACAGGTTACAGTGGCGCTTCCGGGCATCACGGGCACAGGGGACGGTTGACGATGAAATTTCCGTGGCGTTCGGATAAGGGAAGCGTGGCGAACGAGGCCACGGTTACCGATTACACCAGCGAGGTGGTGGTGAACTCGCGAGCGGTTCCGGGAGTCACATTCACGATCGCGAAGATGTCGTTCGGACGACGCATGGAATTGATGCGGCACGTTCGGGAGTTGGCTCAGCGGACGAAGTTCCTGGCGGCTAGCGGCGATACGGCCGATAAAATGGATGCGACACTGTTGCAGGCCGAAATCGAGCGGATCTATGTGATGTGGGGAGTGAAGGCGGTGGCGGGCCTGGCGGTGGATGGGACGGCGGCGGGCCCGGAACTGCTGGCGGCAGCCGGACCCGAGGAGCTTTTCCGGGAGGCACTGGCGGCAGTGCGCAGAGAGACCGGGCTGAGAGAAGAAGAAAGAAAAAACTCCTAGTCGCCTTCCATTTTCAGTTTTCCAACCAGGCCGGTTGGGAGTGCGACGCGTGCCGGAGGTCCGGCCTGGAGGTCCGCCGCCGCTGTGGGTGGCTGGGGCTGCCACACGACGGCAAGGCCGCGCCGGTCTGGGCGCGGAATACTGTGGCAATCGAAAGCTGCCCCAAGTCTTACATCACATCAGAGAGCGAAGAGCTGTTGGAGGACTTTCTGGTGCGACGCCGACTCGGAGGGATGACCTTCGGTGAGTTGAGCGCGCGACAAGTGGAGGCATTCCTGATTCTGGAGCAGGCGCTGGCTGCAGAATCGACGCGACAGAACCAACCGAGATCCCGCGCGTTTTGAGGCTTCAGAGTTTTGGGAGAACGAACATGGCGAGCACCACACAAGACGAACTTTATCAGACGTTTCTGACGCTTTCGGGACAACAGGCCCCGGCGATTGAGGATGCAACCTTGATGCTTTCCGACGTGATCGCGCAGATTGGCGAGTTACGGAGCAGTACCGCGGCGCCGGCAGCGGCTACCACTTCGCGGGCTTCGGCAACGGCCGAACAGGATAGCGGGAGCACGTTGGGGGGGATCGCCTCCACGGTGCTCAAGAGCGGGTTCGGATTGGCGCCAATGATCAGCGGGTTAGTCAGTCTTTTTGGCGGCGGAGATGCCGCGGCGCCACCGGCGCTGGTGAAATATGCGATGCCGGCGGCGGTGGATTTCCAGGCCGCCGAGAGCGGGGGCCGAATCACCAATGTGGACTACGACCAAATGGGGTTGCCGCGAAGTTCTTCAAACATGACAAACGGCGGGACGAGTACGGCGAATACCTCGCCGCAGATCACGGTGAATGTGCAGGCGATGGATGCACGCTCATTCCTGGACCGGAGCAACGACATTGCATTGGCGGTGCGGGACGCGATGCTGAACATGAACGCGATCAACGACGTGGTAAACGAGCTTTGATATGGTCACTTTTCCTAAATTGAAGACCAATGCGATCGCTCAATATCCGGTGACGCGGCGGGAGCAGTTTCAAAATCAGACGGTGCGATTCGTGGATGGAAGCCAGCAGCGGTACCGCGACTCGGGCACGACGCGGCTGGAGTGGGATATACAACTGAGTCTGTTGGACGAGCATGAACTGGGAGCGATCGAGGAGTTCTTTCTGGCCAGACAGGGATCGTTCGGTATCTTCTCGTTTACCGATCCCTGGGATGGACAAGTCTATGACAATTGCAGCGTAGCAGCAGACGAACTGGCGCTTCAGACCGTGGCAGAGATGCGCGGGAGCACAAAATTGACCGTGGTGCGAAACGTCTAAAACCATGCAGGTATATCCACAACTCGGAAGCGGTGCACTGAGCCAATTTCCGGTACAAAAGACACGGCGGACACGGACTGTAGTCAATCGGGCGGCCGATGGCAGCACGATTAAGTTGGCCGATCCGGCAGCGGAGGTTACCGAATGGCTGTTGACCTATGCGGATCTTAGTGACGAGGAAGCAGCGGCACTAAGGACATTCTTCGACGCAATGGAAGGCACGCTGAACGAGTTCACGTTCCTGGATCCGACGGGCAACCTTCTGGCGTGGAGCGGACAGTTGGACAACTCAGCGTGGCAGGCAGATCCGCTATTGAACCTGACTGGTGCGATCAGCGACCCATTGGGGACGTCGCGCGGGTGGCGACTCACAAACAGCGGCGGAGCGGAACAAGCAGTGGGGCAAACGCTGGCGGCGGCGGGAGAATACCAGTATTGTCTGAGCGCGTACGTGCGATCGGACACGGCGACCACAGTGACATTGGCGATTGGCAGTCGGGCGGTTCAAAGGTCAGTGGCGACACACTGGACGCGCATCGCCTGGACCAGTAGCGGAGACACAGAGCAGACTTCGGTGCGATTCGCGATCGGTATCGGGGCCGGCGATGCGGTGGATGTCTACGGACTTCAGGCCGAAGCGCAAACCGCGCCTTCGACGTACAAAGAAAGCGCACGCGGCGGGGTATACGAAGATGCGCACCTGGCTGAGGATGTACTGGCGATTACGACTACCGATGTAAATCGCCATTTCTGCAAGTTAAAGGTCATTCATGAAAACCATCTTTGAACTGAAGGAGCAAGCCGTCACGGACACGCCGCTGCTGGTGTTCGACTGCCAATTGTCCAACGGACAAACGGAGCGCTGGAGTACGCACGCAGTGCAGGTGGAAGAAGCGACCTATAGTGCGAGAGTACTGCGTCACAATGGATTCGAATTGCGAGCGTCGTCCGACCAAGGGGTCGACGGAGTACCACGAATCTCGCTGGTATTAGCGAACGCGGACTCGCATTGTTCACAGATCGAGCGCACGATCGGGTGGAAAGGCGCCCGATTGACGGCCGCTCTGGTGT